CCACAGCCACAAGACGCCGATCAAGCCGATGGCCGATGAGATCGCCGCCCTGGACAAGCTCCTGAGCAAGAAGCCCACCTACGGCTTCGTGCCGTTCCTAATCGGCGCCGCCTGCGCCGGTGTGGTGTTCATGGCTTACACCTATATCTCGCATCTGTAACCGACCTTCTCTAGTTTTGCCCCAGTGTGTTGGGGCTTTCGGACTTTCAATGAAACGAATTCAGCACTATGGACCGCCTACGGCGGAAGATTTGGCGCGCCTGAAAATCGAACTGGGGTTCACCAGTCCACAAATGGCGGACTTGGCCGGGTTGGGGAAAGGATCACAGTGGCGAAAGTACACGGGACGCACCGAGGACCGTGTGATGGGCATGCATATGCACTTCTACATGGCAGCCCTGCTGACGCTGAGTGAGAACGAATTGTCCCGTGTAGTCGCCACCATGCGCGCGCAGGGGGCCGACGTCGAGTTAGGGCCACTACCGGCCGGCCCACCGGCTTTGGCTGAAGCGCAAGCTACTGCGAAATTGCACTCCACTTGAAGAGTCGGTTGCGTTCGACCTGACCAGAGATTTGCATAGAATGTGACCAGCACGCTTTGTAATCATGATCGGCAGAAAACGGCCAATAATGGACATCCAGCCCACCGAGGCCCTCAAGATGTTCGATTCAACTCCCATTGTTCTATAATTCTCAAATTACCTAGCGCTTTGATTCGGACATTGGTAGCTGGGTTGTATGCTCTGACACCATCTTTCAAGATGGAGTAATTTACTAAATATAAAAGAGACAATTATGAAAGAGATGGCTTGGAGCGACGACCTTCTGGATCGTAAAGTGCGCGCGGATTTTCTCACGAACTATTTGGATCAAGACCTCTGTCGTGTACTCAATCTTGATTCTCCTTGGGGCGCCGGAAAAACCTACTTCCTAAAAAACTGGCGATTCCAGCTTTTACAAGAAGGCAATCGGCCTGTGGTGTACTTCAATGCTTGGGAGAATGACTTTTTAGACGACCCTCTTTTGTCACTCGTATCTGTAATCCGCGACCAATTGTCCATGCATCGCGGAACGCAGACATTAGTGGAGGAAAAAGTTAAAGAGTTTACAAAGAGAGCAGGAGAGCTAGCTATTGCTATAGCGCCATCGATGGTGAAAGCGGCAGCCAAAAAATATTTCGGCGAAGATTTCCTAAACATTCTAGATGGAGAGGCAGCCGCAGAAACAGCGGAAAGGTTTGTAGAGAAAATCTTAGAAAAAAACCAGGAAGCACTGAGTGCGGTTAAACAGTTTCAGGATTCACTTACTGAGTTATTCAAAGTTGTGAGTAGCAATAGTAATGAAAAGCCGGTTTATATTTTTATCGACGAACTAGATCGTTGTCGCCCTACATATGCAATCGAACTACTTGAGCGAGTCAAACACTTTTTCACAATCGAAGGATGCAGATTTGTAATAGCGACTGATACGGAACAATTGGCACATTCAATTTGTGCTGTATACGGATCAGGCTTCTCATCAAAACGCTACCTTAAGAGATTTTTTGACTCAACCTTTAAGCTTGACAACACACAACTTGACAACTGGATCATTACTCATATTAAGCAGGAAATATGCCCTGCATTTAACAATTATAGAGTATTTGAAAAATTTAATGCTAGGTCACCTTATGGATTTGACGATCATGTGGACCCAACCTCGGAGTCACTATTCAGCGAAAAGTTAAATTCACATCAAATAGTATTTAAAGCTCTCACGATAGCGTTCAAGTATCAAATTCGTGACCTGGAGGCAATCCTTAAAAGAATCCATACGTTCAACGCGTACTTTGGTGGGGGCGCATGGGACTTTGTCTTCTGCACTTACTTGCTATTTCTAGTTCACTCAGACATCGATTTCACGCAGCCATACAACTCATACTATGATGACGTTAATTTTTGGAAAGATACAAACTCTAAATATCCAGCAAGTCAAAACCTATATACTGGCCTAGCTAACGTATCGATCCATGATTTAGCGCAGATATACTTCAAGGCGCTGAATTTAGACCAACGGAAGCTTATGGATATGGCAAATGGAGGAGGAATCGGCTCTGCAATTGCGCTTGATGTCATGTCGAAACAAAAAACATACATCAAGTATGCTGATGTAGCTAGACTTTCTGCCCAGCTAACTTAAACAATAGAGTCTCTTCATAAGTGAATATCAATACAAGATCACCCACTGCGGCGGTGACGCCCCCCAATTAAAGAGTGATGGGTTTTAGTTGAGCGACTAGCGCGGTGGCTTGAGCTGCATTATCGGTAAAGGCCCCCGCATCGCTTGGACTCGGCGCTGGCCCGGGAACATGAGTATGGCCGGCCAGTTGCGTGTTCATCACCGTCACCAGATCGAGCAGGTCACACAGGATCTGCAATACGTTCACCCCTTCCGATCCCATCCAGGTCTTTTCCGCCACACTGCGTCGTAGGCCGGTAATGCGTTCTTCCATATCGCCACCCACGGAAGCATTGAGCTTCTGCCCCACCACCAGGTTCAGGTCGCGACCGGTGGCCTGGTGCAAGTCGTCCACAGCCGCCAGGCTGGCGGAGCCGCCCGAGAGCAGCTTGAGCGAGCCCAGGGCCTCGATCTTTTTGATGCCACCCACTGACTCGATGCTGTGGTCATCCACGGTCACGCTGTGGCGCTGGTAGTGCTCAGTGTTCTCCAGCGCCTCCACACGGCGCTCGCTGGCCTGATCATGGATTTGGCCATCGGTCTGGCGCAGCCAGTTGCCATCGGCGTCGACGCGCTGCTGTACCGCCTCACTGTGCTGCCAGACCTGATCACCTTTGGGCAGGTTGGGCAGGCTCAAGCCCTGGGGAAGGATGGCCAGGACAAAGGGTTTGTGCGGCAGGCCGTAGGCAAACGACACCACGACCATCGTGCCTTCATCGGGAAGGCCGTAGATCCCCATGGACTCGCCACCCATCGGCAACGGCAGCGGCACGCCCTGGAGCAGTGGCAATGCCGTATCGGGCTCGCCGTCCGGCCCCAGAACCTCAAGGTCAGCGGCGAAACGTGGGCGGAAGTCGTCACACAGCCCCGCGTTGGTGGGTGGGTCTGGGATGGCCACCACCCGGGCAAAGCGCGGCAGATGATAGCCACCGGTCAGTTCGGGATACTGGCGGTCAACCACACGGCGAATTACGTCTTCCATTTGATGCTCATTTGGCTTTCTGTGAGGGTCACGGTGGTGATGCGTTCGCCCTGGTTAATCGGCGCACCAGGACGAATCCCAGGCAGTGCGGCAATGACCGCACTCTGGTTGCTGTTGTAGCTGTCAAAGAGTTCTCGGGGCAGTTGCAGCGGCTGACGCTGGCCCCAGAAGCTATCGGCCCAACTGCCCACGTAGATTTCGCCGTCGCCCTGCTGCTGCCACATAAAATCCGGGATCGAAAACACTTTGCCGAGGCTGTCGATGGCTTGTACGCCGTTGGCCAGGTTGAAGAAGAACGCGGTTTTGGTGTGGGCGTAGGCTTGGTCGGGAACCCGAAAACGTAGGCCATTGCGCTCACTGATCGCAGCCAGGACCGCGTGCAAGTCCACATGACGCAGGTTCAGCGGCATGGGGATTTCCAGTGCGGCGGACAGTTCACGACAGAGCAGGACTTGCTGTTGGCTGTTGGCGGCAGTGCAACGCTCCACGTAGCCCAAGAAATGCCGCTGGAGTGGGCTGTCGTTGTAGCCGATGTCGAAGGTCACTAACCCGTGTACGGGTTCGCTGGCGGTGATGGTGAAACTGGCGCGCCCGGGGGCGTGATGGTCCAGGCGTGTTTCATCTTTGCAGAGGGGGTAGGACACGCCGTCGACGGTCAACACTTTGTGCAGGTTCATGGCGTGACCGGCTTTAACCAGTCGTCGACGGACTTCAGGACTTTCTCAAATCCGTCCATTTCAACGGGCGCGCTGCCACCGTCTGCACCGGACGTACCAGAGACGGGTTGTCCTGGTGCACTTTGCTGCACGACGGGATTACTCGGGCTGCGTTGCTCCACGCGCTCCGGTATCGACAGTTTTTCGATCAGATTGAATTGCACGCGCCAGGCTCGCAGGCTGTCGTCTTCATTGGCGTTCACGTTGTCGCGAAACTGCACCTCGCGCACACCGAAGGCTGAGGCCGTGCGATTGACGATCCGATAGACCGTCAACTGCCCGCCGCCGGCGGTCGAGCTGGCCA